GGTGCAGGAACAGATTGAGAAGCTGGCCCTTCATGGGGAACTGGTTGTCCTGACTGGTGGAGAGCCGTTTCGACAGAACATTGATCCTCTGTGTCGACGTCTCATTGTGCTTGGCTACCGAGTACAGATTGAAACGAACGGAACACTCTTCCGCCCGGGCCTGTGTGCCGAGGTGACTGTCGTGGTCAGCCCCAAGCCACATCACAAGGTGGATCTTGGATTGTCCTGGCGTACGACAGCCTGGAAGTATGTCATTCGATCTGGAGACACCAGTCCAGTTGATGGTCTTCCATTGAATGTTCAACGTCCTGGGTCTGGTGCAACTGTGTACGTTCAACCGATGGACGAGGGGGACCCAATAAAGAACATGGAAAATCAGTTGGTGGCCGTGAACTCATGTATGAAGTTCGGGCATCGTCTCAGTTTGCAAATTCATAAACTGTTGGGGATGCCTTGAGATAATAGGGTGGGAGGAGAACGACATGGTGCCAGACAGAATAGAGTTGACGTGGGGCAACGTGGACAAGCGAGCAAGGTCTCTGGCAAAGCAGATCGAAGCAGATTTTCCAGAGAGGGGTGAACTACTTGTCTGGCCAATTCCACGCGGTGGCATTCCTGCCTCTTTGGCTGTTATGGCAGCCATGAATTCTTCTCTCTGTTCTGGGATACTCCATGTTGCCGATGAGCCGGGGCTGGCTGATTTCTACATCGATGACATTGTGGATACGGGAGAGACCAGGACCCATACGATGGCCAAGTATGGAACCAGACCGTTCTACTCCTTGGTGGATAAGACAGGACCAGACCCGAATGTCTGGTTTTCATTTCCGTGGGAGCGCATGGTCAATGAGGATGGCCCTGAGGAGAATGTGCGAAGGACGTTGGAGTACATTGGCGAAGACCCGAAGCGGGAGGGACTTCTCAAGACTCCGGCACGGGTTGTTCAAAGCTACAAGACTTTGTTCAGTGGCTATGGACAGGACCCCGCGTCTGTGTTGACAGTCTTTGAGGATGACACTTGTGATGAGATGGTCATTGTTCGGGATATTGAGTTCTACTCGTGTTGTGAGCATCACTTGTTGCCTTTCTTTGGTAAGGCGCACATAGCCTACATTCCCAAGGGGCGGGTGATTGGGTTGTCGAAGCTAATACGCATGCTGGAGATCTTCAGTCGACGGCTTCAGATACAGGAACGTCTGTGTCAGCAAGTGACTCATGCTCTAATGGAACATCTCAAGCCGCAGGGGGCGGCGTGCGTGATTGAAGCTCGTCATTTATGTATGGTAGCGCGGGGTGTACAGAAGCAAAGCAGTGTGATGGTGACCTCTTCACTTGAAGGGGCCTTTCGAGAAACACAGACACGGTCAGAGTTTCTCTCTGCAATCAAATGAACACAGATCAAATTCTACTCTACAGTGGTGGTATGGACAGCTTCATTGCCTGGTACTATCTGGGGCAGCCCATTCCACTGTTCGTGCGGATGGGCCATCTGTACCAGTTGAAGGAGTTCGAGGCGGTGATGGCAACGCTGCCTTCACCTCCTACGGTCTTTAGCAAGAAGTGGCCCATCGGTGACTTCGAGAAATCGGACGCCAACATTCCTGGAAGGAATGCACTGCTGGCATTCGTTGCTGCTGAGTATGGAGCGAAGCTGATTTACATTGTGGCACAGAAGGATGAGATGAACATCCCAGACAAGAGTGAGCGGTTCTACCGGGACACCTCAGTCTACTTGTCCTTCTTGTTCGAACGTGAAATCACTGTTGACACACCGTTTCGAGCAATGGATAAGACGGACATGGTTGCGTGGTACTGTGCCAATGTTGGTGATACAGAGAAGTTGCTCAAGACAGTGGGTTGCTACAACAAGAGTGATTTTGGTTCGCATTGTGGCAATTGCAAATCGTGTTTCCGTCGTTATGTCGCTCTGATGAACAACGGAGTTGATCCAGGTTACTCACTGTCGGATGGGATCAAGGCGTACTATCGGGAGAGGTTTCAAACGTATTCGGTCGAGAGGCAGCAAAGGATGCAGCGCTATGTTGGTGAAGGCTGAGATTCTGTGGACAAGGGAGTGCCCGTTGCGATGTGGCTACTGCGCTATGGTCAGTGACATGCAACGTGCGCCAGTTGACAAGATGTGTCAGGGTGTTGCCCGGTTGGCAGCGTTGGATTGTTGCTTTGCTGCAATCTATGGGGCGAGTCCCTTGTTCGACTTCGATGGGTTGCCCGAGTTTGTCAGGGCATTGTATGATCATGCCATTCCCATGACAATCATTGTGGATGGAATGTCTTGCACACATCCCATAGAGCGAATAGATGAATTGTATGGGGCGGGACTGCGGTCACTGACAGTTTCATGGGATGGCTACAACCCAGTGGACAAGAGTAGCCAAGCCAAGAGCCTTTCGGGGTTGGAACTGGCGAGGTGGGCGAAGGCACAGTACCCTGACTTTCGTGATGTACAGCTTACGTCGACTGTATCTAGACAGAACATCACCCAGTTGATCGAAGCTGTTCCGGCTATGGTACATGAAGGCTTTTGGTACTCGTTTGATCTTGTTCATCCTAGTCGTGGACAAGAGGGATCGAAGTGTCGAGGGGATCAAACTGGTCTGGTGTTTACAGACTGTGATGAGGATAAGGCAAACATCAGGGCCTTTGTCAAGATGTTGTTGCAGTTGAAGCGGGAGACAAGACGGGTTCATCAGAGTGTTGCTTTTCTTCTCTACTTGATTTCCCGGGATTCCCTTCGGTTGGATTGGGTCTGTACGGATGAATCAAACTTTCCAACGTGGCTGACTATTGACGCTGACGGAACGGTGAGGCCGTGCGACGACTTCTGTTTGACTACAGAGGAATTGAAGGTGTGGGACTTGACGGCGGACTCGTTGGAGACGTGGAGCAAGAGAAACCGTTTGCACATCATCAAACATTGTCCAGGCTGTTTGTGGTCTACTCACTGGGATGCCTGTGCAATCCTAGATAATAGGGTACCACTGGAGGGATACGTCCATAAGTCGAGGTTAGCATGAAGCATACGAAGAGTCTAATGCTTGATTCGGGTGCTTTCGGTGCGTGGTCTCGGGGAAAGATAATCGATGTGAATGATTATGTTTCATTCTGTCGACGCTTTCCCATGATCGACTATTACATCAATCTTGATGTGATTCCGGGAAACAAACAGGAAAGCTGTGACGGGGTTCGTTTGTCTGCAGAGTCAATTGAGTGTGCTTGCAGGGAGAGCTGGAAGAACTACCTTCGTATGTTGAAGCACTTGCCGATGGAGAAGGTCCTGCCAGTGTATCACTATGGTGAATCAGTGAAGTGGCTGGAAAAGTATCTGGGGCTGGGTGTGCCATTTCTCGCTATCGGTGGTATGGTACACATAGGTACGAAAGCTAAGTGTGATTGGTTGAAACGGGTAGTGCGTCCTGTTGTCTGTGATTCGAATGATTCTTTGGCTGTTAGGACGCATCTTCTCGGAGCCACGAATCATCGTATGATGTGCTGTTGGGAATGGGAATCGGTAGATTCTGCAGCTTGGGTAATTCAGGCGGGTTTGGGAACAATTTACGTTCCACGCTTTCGGGGTGGTCAATTTGATTACTCTACACCTCCACATCAGATTTCCTTCTCGAGTAGGTTTCCTAAGAAGGTTATTGGTGGTTTTGGGCTTGCAGTGGGTGGGAACAGGGATAGTGGTTTTGGAGTTGTGGAGGCGGGGGGATCTCATGCACACATTCTTAGTCTGAGTCCGTTGGTTCGGAAATGTGTTGATCGGTATCTAGCAATGCATCGACTGTCTCTCGGGGAGTGGGAGTTGCGAAATGTTTCTGCTGGGTACAAGCTGGAGAAGGGCCGTGAGTTGTGGGCAAACAAAGAAAAGATGCAGGTGATTCATGTTCTTCGAAAAGGACTGCTCAATAGCAATCTCATGCGAAAATGGTTGAACATGAAATACTACCAAGAAGTGAATGCTGCCTTGTCTGTGAAGCGCATTCACTTAGCTGGCAATGGGACTTCCGCAAAGATTGAGCATGATATGAAGTATCGGCTGATGTCGTTTGTTGACGTCTGTTCGAAGGCTGGAGAGAAATACATTCATTACTTCTTTGAACAAGGGGATTGATATGATTAGGCATCCTGTTGTGCGCGTTGGCTTCCCACATTACATGCGGTGGCCTGATGGTTGTGAAAACACAGAGAAGAATCCCGAAAGAACTTACAATGGTCTTGTGGAGCTCTACGAGAATATCTGCGCTTCAGGTGGAGTTGGTGTTGAGGTCGGATGTTGGTCTGGGGAGAGTTCCGAAATTGCTTGTCAGTTTGCCAATCAGCTATTCTGTGTTGATCCTTGGGAAACGCTTGGCGGCTCCGATGCTGAGCTATTGTTTGATGCAAGGATGGCTGTCTATGACAACGTAACGAAAATCAAGGCGCGTTCGCATGAGGCTGCTAAGCAGTTTCCGGATGAGAGTTTGGATTTTGTCTATATTGATGGTGATCACGAAGTAGATAGTGTCTGTGATGATATTCTGAGTTGGCTTCCAAAGATTAGGAAAGGTGGTTGGATAGCTGGACATGATTATGACATCAACGATGTTCGTGAGGGTGTGGTGGAAGCTGTGGATGGATTGTTAGGCAAACCAACACATAGATACAGTGATTGTTCATGGGCGATTAGGAGGACGTAGTTATGGGACGCTATAGCAAAGGCTCTACATACCAGACAGCCCAGAGGAGACGGGGTGTGGAGCCTGGTAGCAGGGATTTCTGGCCCAACGAACTGATTGATCTTCTACTGGATCTCTACTTCTGTGGTGTTCCAATAGTGGTGATGATAAAGAAATTGGGGAAGACAGAGATGGCCATTGCAACCATGCTATCGAAATTGAAGAAGCCCGAGAAGTACAAAGAGGTCGTGTACGTCCCCGGCCCATCGAGAAAGACCAGGACCGGTTGTTGGAATCAACGTGAATTGGGAATGCTCGCCACTCTACAGAAACAGAAGTGGTCTACCGAGAAGATCTGTTTGTTTCTCGGTCGAAGTTGTGCTGACGTAGAGGCACAGTTGAACAGGAGACCTAGCCTTTTCTAAGGAGGGAACGTATCATGTTGGTCCTGTCCCGTAAAAAGAACGAGAGTATCGTCATCAACGATGACATTACGATCGTGGTCGTCGAGATCCGTGGCGACAAGGTCCGCCTTGGGATCGAGGCCCCGAAGGAAATGTCCGTTCACCGCCGTGAGGTGTTCGATATAATTCATCAGAAGAAAAAGGAGTTGAAATATGAGGGTAAGCAGGGAGAAGCTCCTACGGGAGCTGTCGGCAGTGATGCCGGGACTGTCCCAGAAGGAAATCATTGAGCAGTCGAGTTCCTTCGTGTTTCGGGACGGTCGAGTCATAACCTTCAATGACGAGGTTGCCTGTTCCGTTGATTGCTGTCTCAAGATCGAGGGAGCTGCAGTGGCCCAGCCACTGATTGCCTTGCTCCAGAAGCTCACCGAGGACGAGCTGGACGTGAGCATGACAACTGGCGAGGGTGATGGTAAGGAGCTTCTGATCAGGACCGGTAAGAAGAAGTCCGGCATCCGAATGGATCAGCAAGTGCTTCTTCCTATCGAGGGTGTGGAGATACCCAAGAAGTGGAAAACCCTGCCAGGGAACTTCTCAGAAGCTATTAGAATCGTACAGCAGTGTGCTAGTGGTGATGAGAGTATGTTTGTTCTCACTTGTGTCCATTTGCATCCGGAGTATGTTGAGGCCTGCGATCAGTTCCAGGCAGCTCGATACCCTATTGTGTTGGGCCTGACAGATTCCACACTGGTGCGACGCTCGGCGTTGAAGTCGGTGATGGGGATGGACGTGACTGAGATTGCACAGACGGAAAATTGGCTACACTTCAGGAACCCAACTGGTCTTACTCTTAGTTGCCGTCGTTACGTCGAGACCTACCCGGCACTGGAGAAGTTTCTGGTGGTGGAAGGGGGACACAAGACGATGCTGCCGGGTGGTCTGGATGGAATTGTTGAGAAGGCCAGCATTTTCACGTCCAACGATGACTACAATCTTGTCACTGTTGAATTGAGGAAGGGTGGGATGCGTCTTAGTGGCCGTGGCCCAAATGGTTGGTATTCCGAGATAATGGAAGTGAAGTACGCTGGGGACGAACTGCGGTTTGCAGTCGCAGCCAAGCTCTTGCTTGAGATCAGTAAGCGAGCCAAGAGGTGTTTAGTTGCTCCCGGTCGTATTCTTGTGTCTACTGCGTCGTGGATTTACGTTTCGTGTACGACCCCCACACAGGAGTGATATCATGGCTGACGAGTTGGACGAAGTGGAAGACTTTGACGACGATTTCGACGAAGGCCTCGGACTCGAAGAGGAGTTTGATGATGATAATGCGGGCCTCGATGCCCTGTACGGCGACGGCGAGGATGACGACGAGGAGTTCTAATGCCCGTTGGCTTCTTCCATCCTGGTCAATTCGCAACTCGGGAAACTACGCCTACGGTTCCTCGCTGCCATGTCTGTAGGTTGTATCGGGATTGTAAATCCCCCAAGATGAAGCCTACGGGCAAGGGCAGAAAGAAAATCCTGGTTGTGGCCGAAGCTCCAGGAGAGCAGGAGGACGACGACGGGGTGCAACTTGTTGGTAAGAGTGGCCAGAGGCTTCGGTCCGTTCTGTCTGGGCTTGGAATAGATCTCAATAGGGACTGTTGGAAGACCAACGCCGTAGTCTGTCACCAGGCAGGAAACGCCACACCCACTGATGAACAGATTCAGAATTGCAGACCGAATCTGATGAAGGCGATTGTGGAACTGCAGCCCCGTACCATCATTCTGTTGGGTGGTATCGCCATCAAATCTTTAATCAGTGTCTTGTGGAAGGATACTGATCTTGGTCCTATTGGAAGGTGGATTGGGTGGAAGATTCCAAGTCAGAAACTCAATGCCTGGGTGTGCCCAGCCCATCATCCTGCTTACTTGTTGCGTTCGAATGACAGTGTTCTTGATCTGTGGTTTGAGAACCATCTACGCGAAGCCGTTTCCTTGAAGGGACGTCCGTGGTCTACTGTCCCAGACTACGGTAAGGACGTGGAGTGTATCTATGAGCCGGAGAAGGCGGCCATTGCCATCAGGAAAATGCGAGATGGGGTGGTGGCATTCGATTACGAAACGAACATGTTGAAGCCGGACAGTAAGAAGGCACGGATTGTTAGCTGTGCCGTGTGCTGGGAAGGGAAGAGAACGATTGCCTACCCTTGGCATGGTGAAGCCGTAGTCGCAACCAGTGAGCTTCTGTTGAACCCTGCCGTGAAGAAGATTGGGGCGAACAACAAATTCGAACAGCGGTGGACAAAACGAATTCTGGGACATGGTGTTGCTGGTTGGTTGTGGGACACGATGGTCGTGTCCCATCTACTGGATAATAGAAAGGGCATAACGTCCGTCAAGTTCCAGGGGTTTGTGTTGTTGGGAATGCCAATCTGGAACAAGGCTGTGGATAGTCTCTTGGTGGCGAAGGGATCGAATGTCGAAAACAGGATTCGAGAAGCGGATCTTGGAGAGTTGCTGCTCTACAATGGTCTCGACGCCAGAGTTGAATGGGAGATAGCGAAGAAGCAGATGGAGGTGATGAACTATGGAGGTGAGCATTGAAAAGGTCAAACAAAGAATCGAGGCCAGGAAAGTTGCCGAGGTGGCGATTGGTTTTGTAGAGGAGACAATTTCTGTTCTGGGTCCGGAGCAATTGCAACATGCTTTGTCAGTGTTGTTTGAGTGGGTGTTCGAGCGAATGGATCCGAAGCCAAAATTGGTGGTTAAGGCAGGCGAACCAATGTCGGAGTTGGAAGCCAACGAATTTGAGAAGAAGTTTCTTGGGTTCGGTCGATACCAGAATAGGACAATCGGAATGATACCTGTGTCCTATCTGGAGTGGTTGGTGAGCTGTCATGAGGAGGATGAGATGAAGCATCAATTGTTGCGGTATGTCACTTGCACAAAGTTTTCATATCGTAGTCGGTCGGAGACTGGTGAGTGAACATTCCTTGCAGTACTGAATCGGCACGTCAACTATTTCACGAGGGTTGTCTCGCACTGGCAGAGCTTGAGCATCATGGTATGCGGGTGGATGTGGGGTGTCTGAATGAAACTATACGGGACGTGGATCAGAAGATAGAGGAGTACACAACGAAGTTGAAGAAGGGGGAGCTTTGGCGTTTATGGAAGCGTCGGTATGGGGACAAGAGCTCGTTGGGAAGCAGACACCAACTAGCTACTGTGTTGCATCAGGAGTTGGGCATCGAGACAGGGGGTAGGGCAGGACTGTCGAAACGTGAGAGCATGGACAAGTTTGTGCTGGAAAAGATTGACCATCCAGCGATGAAGAAATATCTCAAGCTGGAGCAGTTGAAGAAGCTGCGTGGTACCTATCTGATGGGGCTAAAGCGTGAGGTGGTGGACGGGTTTGTTCGTCCTGTTTTCAATCTACATCTGGTGTCTACTTTCCGCTCAAGTGCGGACAATCCAAACATCCAGAACCAAATCAAGAGAAACGAGGAACATGCAAAGCTGTTGCGAAAGTGTTTTGTACCTCGGGAGGGGCACGTCTTGGTTGAGTGTGACTTCAGTGCTCTCGAATTTAGAATAGCCGCTTGCTTCTGGAAGGATAAGCGGATGGTTGAGTACGCCAGCAATCCAGAAAAGGATGTTCATCGCGATATGGCGATGGAGTGCTACAAGCTGTCGAAGGACCAGGTAACGAAGAAGGCAAGGTTCTACGCCAAGAATCAGTTTGTGTTTCCAATCCTTTACGGTAGCTACTATGTTGGTTGTGCCAGAAGTCTTTGGGAGACAATCTCAACTGCTGGTCTAGAGACTGCTGATGGTGTTGGGTTGCGAAAGCATTTGGAGTCTCTTGGCATTGACAAGCTTGGTGTCTTGGATCCGAAGCTGCCACCCAGACCAGGAACCTTCGTGAAGCATGTGCAGGGCGTTGAGAAATCGTTCAACCGTCGGTTTCCTGAGTGGAGTAAGAAGAAGGACCGATGGCTTGAGTTGTATCGAGAGCGTGGCTGGTTTAAGACCATGACGGGCTTTGTCTGTTCTGGTGTCTACAGTAGGAACGAGATCTACAACTACCCAGTGCAGGGACCAGCGTTTCACTGCCTGCTGTGGTCGTTGATTCAGATGGTCAAGTGGCTCAGGAAGAAAAGAATGAGGTCAATGATCGTGGCTGAAATACATGACAGCCTGATAGCCGACGTCCATCTGGATGAGTTGGACGAGTTTCTGGTGAAGGTCAGGCAAGTGATGACACAGGATATCAGAAAGCATTGGCCGTGGGTGGTGACGCCACTCGATATCGAAGTGGAAGTGGGTGAAAAGAACTGGGCCGAGATGAAATCTGTTGAAGTAGCCTGTTGATGGTGTCGTATGGCGTGTCGTTGCCTGGCTTGTAGCCTGGCGTGTTGTTTACAGGGATAGTTGTTGGGGAACACAGAAGACAGGGAACGTAGCCACGGCTAAGCCTGGCACAATACAGGAGGTTGGCTAATGGAGCTCTATAAGAAGTATCGCCCACAACAATTCTCGGGATTGATTGGACAGGGTGGGGCTGTGGCAATGTTGCAGGACTTAGGACGTCGTGGTGCCATACCACATTGCATTCTGTTGACCGGCCCTAGCGGTTGTGGCAAGACGACGATTGCCAGAATCCTCCAGAAGAAGTTGAAGTGTTCCGACCAGGACTTCAGTGAACTGAACATCGCGGACGTTCGTGGTATCGACATGGTTCGTTCCATACGGGAGCGAATGCACTTGTCGCCCATTGGTGGGAAGACAAGAATCTGGCTACTTGATGAAGTGGCACGTGCGACGGTGGATGCCCAGAACGCCTTCTTGAAAATGCTAGAAGATACACCGTCGCACGTTTATTTTATCCTGGCCACAACGGAGCCCCAGAAGCTGCTGACAACCATCAAGACGAGAGCAACCGAAGTCAAGGTCAAGCTTCTCTCTACTAAGGACATGGGGGTCCTGCTGGGATATGTCATAGGTAAAGAAGGTCTCAAGGTCGGGCAGGAAGTGGTTGAGAAAATTATTGAGGTGGCCGAAGGCAGTCCCAGGAAGGGATTGGTGTTGCTAAATCAAATCATGGGCTTGACAACAGAGGTTGAGCAGCTTGCTGTTGTCTCGGCTAGCACCGATAGCCCAGAGGCTATTGCAGTAGCCAGGGCGTTGATGAAAGGTGCCGGTTGGTCAGAAGTGGCTGGGCTGTTGAAGGTAGTAGAACAAGAGCCTGAGACGGTACGGCGAGTGATACTGGGATACTTCTCGTCCGTCCTCATCGGTGGTGGAAAGTATGCCGAGAGGGCATTTTCAATCATTGCAATCTTCGAGAAGAACTGGTTCGACTCGGGGCGTGCTGGAATGATTGCCAGTTGCTACGAGGCGACAACCCTAGGCAAGTCCCGATAATATAGTGGGAGGGTAACATGAGTAGGACAGACAACGAAACAATTGACTTGGAAATTCAAATCGATGAGAACTCTCTCGATGTTGAATGGGTGGGGCAACCACGGATGTATTTCAAATATGCATCCATGCTTGCTGATGCCAAGCGAGAACAGGATCAGGCCAAGGTCGAACTGGATCTAGTGACTGCCGAACTGGACATGGTGATCCGATCCGATCCAGACAAGTTTGGTATTGGAAAGGTGACCGAGGCTGCCATCAAGGCCACGGTCTTGGCCCAGAAGGAGTATGGCAAAGCACAGAAGGCTGTGCTGACGGCTAAGCATGGGGTGGATGTGCTGGGAGCCGCTGTGACAGCTCTCGACCATCGTAAGAAGGCGTTGGAGGGGTTGGTCCAACTGCGTCTGGCCAACTACTTCAGTGAACCGCGGGCACCTGAAGGAGCCAAGGAACGTCTAGGCGAAGCATCGAAGGAGAACATTCGTAGACGGGGCCGGAACAGGTCCGGAGATTGAAATGTCGGAAGTAGCATTGATTGGTTTGTTTGTTGTGGTGAGTTTGGTTGTGGCACCCATTCTGACGTTCTTGTGTGTCAAGTTCGGGGTGGTCGCATTCTATCGTGGTAAGCAGTTTATTGACAAGCACAAAGGAGGAGAACGCTAATGGCTACGAGAGAGCGAGATCGAACGAGTCGGCGACGTGCCGGTTCTGGTCAGCGGGACGCCAAGCACCGAGCGGGTGGTGATTGGACAACCCTGACCTTGCCCGACGGCATTGAAATCTTCAGTCCCAAGGAGGGGACAGTGAAGATGGACATTGTGCCATTCGAAGTTGGGGAAGGAAATCCATACGCCAAACCGGGCGAGTGGTATTACGAACGGACGTTCTACACTCATGGTCGGGTGGGACCCAACAATGAGTCCTATGTCTGTCCGTCGAAGACCACCAAGAAGCCGTGCCCCATCTGTGAGTTTCGGTCCAAGGAGGCGGCCAACCCCGATGGTGACGAGAAACTGGTGAAGGATCTGAAGCCGAAGGAACGGCAATTGTTCCTGATCCGTGTTCACGGCAAGGATGGTCCCGAGGAGAAGGTGCGTCTGTACGAGAGCAGCTTCCACACCTTCGGGAAGTTGCTGGACAAGCTCCGACAGGAGGCAGAGGAGGACGAGCCACACAAGACGGACTTCGACGATCCCAAGAAGGGGGCCGTGCTGAAGGTGGGCTACACTGACAAGGATGCAGGTGGATACTCGTTCGTGGACTGCTACAGCATCGAGTTCAAGCCGCGTCCCAATGGCCTGGACGAGGAAGTGTTGGACCACGGCATCTGTCTGGACGACGTGGTCAAGATCATGTCCTACGACGAGTTGAAGAAGGCGTTCCTCCAGGAGGACAAGGAAGCGGACGACGATGACGAGCCAGCCAAGTCCAAACCGAAGGGTGACAAGAAACCCAAGTCGGAACCCGAGGACGAAGAGGAAGAGAAAGAGGACGATGGTCCCACGTTCTCGGTCGGACAGAAGGTTCGTCACCGTCAGTTCGGTATCTGTGTGATCAAGAAGATCACCGAGGATGGGTTGGTGTTGTTGGGTAAGGATGGAACCAGACACCCCGGAGCCGACCCCAAGAACGTCCGGGCGGTTGACGAGGTCCCTGAGGAAGAGGAGGATGACGACAAGGATCGCCCTACCCAACGTCCTGCGAAGTCTGTGAAGAAGGGCACTGTCGGGACAACTGCCCGAACATCCCGTTCTGATGACGACGAGGACATGGACGAAGAGGAGGATCGACAGGAGAGGATCCCACCCAAGACCAAGAAGACCGTCCAGAAGAACCTGCTGGACGACCGGGACGAGGAAGAGGACGAACCGAAACCCAAGAAGACCAAGTCGAAGGACGAAGATGACGAGGAGGACGATTGGGACAAGGAAGAGAAGCCCAGCAAGAGCAAGAAAACCACCAAGCGTGCCAAGGACGAGGAAGACGACGAGGACGATTGGGGGTAGCCAATAGGGAGGAGAACGGGCACGTGGTAGGACGTAACAATTCTACCACGTGCCCTCCCTTTGATTGGAGTTCGTCATGGTCAGTGTAGAGAAGATTAAGAAAGCCCTTCGGTACAAGAAGGTGAAGATTGTGTCGACTGGTCGTCTGTTGTCGTCGGGTTCGACATTGTTGAATCTGGCTTGTACGGGAACACCAGAAGGGGCGTTCCTTGCTGGTCATATGTATTGGTTGGTGGGTGACAGTGACAGTGGCAAGACTTTCCTATCCCTGACCTGCTTTGCCGAGGCCACGTTGGACAAGGCGTTCGACGGCTACCGTCTCATCTACGACGCTCCCGAGGGTGGGGCGTTGATGGACATTGAACGGTTCTTTGGTCGTAAGGTGTCTGAGAGGATGGAGTCGCCCTCGGTAGATGAGGATGGCAATCCACGGCACAGTGCAACAATTCAGGACTTCTACTACCATGTCGACGACGCTCTGAAGGGGGAGAACCCATTCATCTATGTCTTGGACAGCCATGACTGTCTGACCAGTAAAGAGGAAGTCAAGAAATTTGACGAGACCAAGAAACTGTACCGGAAGGGTAGGGAAGACAAAATCACTGGGAGTTATGGGGACAGCAAGGCCAAGTTCAATTCCGGAAATCTCAGGAAGCTGATGGGTCCCCTGGCTGCGACAGGAAGTATACTGATCATCATATCTCAGACGAGGGACAGCTTCGATCCCTACGTGAAGTCAACGGCAGCAGGGGGACGGGCGTTCAAGTTCTATGCGACACTGCAACTCTGGTCCACCCCTGCTGGTAAGATCAAGAGGACCGTCAAAGGAAAGAACAGACAGCTTGGTATCAACGCCAAGGTGCAGGTAAAGAAGAACCGTGTCACTGGTAGGGACAGGACGGTGGTTATTCCCATCTATCACAGTTGTGGCATTGACGATGTGGGCG